AGTCTGCCGGTCGCATTCCTTCGCCTTTTGTGTACTCGCTCAGGAACCACCGCGCCGGGTTGCCATCATCGCCAACCAGTATCATCATGGACACCAGTACCGGCTTTCCCTCAGCCTTTCGTGGTGATTGCAACCGCCTAAGCGGATTCTCGCCTTGCGTCGTGTCGCTCACAATCCCGATTGCCTTAGCGCTCTATCAATCCACGCCTGATATATTTGCGTTATGCGTGTCATTTTTTGCATGGCGACATCATATAGTTTGCGCCAGCCTATTTTAGCAAATTTCGGGTCTTGTTGCTCGCCCGCTAATCGTGGCGCATAGCTCGCACTGTTACCAATAACCGTACCGTATCCCGTGTGTTGCGTCGTCCATTTTGTACCATAACGCTCTGAGCTTTCGTCATTATAACCTTTATACTGCATACCACGCCCGCGGATATAATACGGCGTAGGGGGAAGGTTGGCTGCTGTTTCTGGCGGATAGCTACGCAGGCCTGTCGTGTTCAATATTTCCTCAGATGCCTGGCTACCAGCCTGTCGAATATTTTCCGCCACAACGGATGGAAACTCATTAATTGCCTGACGTATTTTCTCGACACCCTCGACGCGAACAAATACATTACTCAATGTCAATCTCCGTTGTCGAACTCATCCAGCACCGGCAATTTACGTGAGCGGGCGGTGACGTCAGCCCAGCCTCACCACTCACAACTCCGAACCCGTCTGAAATAGATACGATACTATTATTAAGCGGAGCACATATTCCACACACCAGCGAATCATTGTTTGTGAACCACTGCTTGACTACCCGTACATCGGGAAATGTCTTTTGTAGCTCTTTGCCTGCCAGCTCAACACTCTCGCCGAATACCCGCGTAATCTCAGTGGTTGCAATTCGTAGTGCGCGCTTCTCATCGAAGGGCAACGAGCGCACAACGTCGCCAATCGTGTAGCCTGGCGTCTCGATAAATGCCGCCATCTGCGAGCGAAGCGATGCTCTAGTTGTATCATCCAGGCCACGCAGCCACTCAGTAGTATATTCGCGTGCCCAATCTGCGGCCTGAGTATTGACAGCAGTCCAGTCAAGGCTAATTGTTGAGGAGATAGCAAACAACTCGACGCCATCCTGCGACGCCGCTATAAACAATCGCAGTAGTTTTGCGTCTACGTCGTCGGTATCAAACAAGCTGCGCGGCAGCGTATTCATAAAATCATCGGCTGCCGCTTTTGTCGGCCTGAATCGCTCTAAGTGCGCAACTAGATTGCGCTTCTGTATCCTAAATCGCCGCATCATCAGGCGGTATAGACGATCTTCCCAACGCTCTTTGATAGCTCGACCAGGCTCTCTAGGGTCTCGCCGCTTGATATTTTCCGGCAATTCTGTGCCCTGATTTACAAGCCAGTCGGCTATACTATCAACGGCATCATATATAGACAGGCTCAAGTTTCGTATCTCCACACAATTCGCAACCGACGCGGCGATTGTCGCTCCGTTTCTTCTTCGTCAACGATAACAAAATCATACTCGATAGTTTCCTCGTCAACGCCATATCGTTCTATTCTGTCAGCGATACTGCGTAAACGCTCGGCGATTGTATTCGCCATGCTCTTACTCACGCCAGTGCCCGCATTGTTTCGATAGCCTCCGTAAGCTTGGTTACTAACGGAGCATAATCCGGCGTAATCTCGATATATTCCGCCTGTATCGCCAATTGTTCAGGCGGCGATAGAACATCAAACCGGAAATTAGCCACCTTTTCGGGGCTGCCTTCGTCTATCCGTTTTTGCGCAAAACGCCTGAACTGATCGCGCTCTTTGGCTTTCGCTGTATCTTCTGGTTGCTGCTCGTCAGCCTGGGCAGCCGATTCGTCAACCGCATCCGACATTTCTGGCCTGATGCCCGCAGCGGTAACCTCAGCGACCAGCATTGTACCGCGCTCGTCACCGAGTGGCGGGGCCGAGTAATACTCAGACCGCACTTCGTCGATGGTATGCACAAGCGCATAAGCACTTTGCTCCTGCAATACCATTGCCCTGTCTCGTGGCCTAACGTCCTCAAATTCACAAACCAGGTTATCGCCGTATACCGGCAAAACCTTGTTGGCTATCGTTTCGCTAATTGACTGATGTATCGGCCATACGGCTAGCTCCATCAGTGCGTCTCGTCCGCTGCCAGCGTTGGCGTTTGTGGTATCTGGCGATAACCACTGTGCTAAACCAGGAGCAAACATATCAAATATTTCTTGCCTGTTGAACTGGCGAGCCGCCAGAAATTCCATGTCTTTCTGGCTCATCGATGTGGATACCCAATTCACACCACCCGCGCCAACGTTACGCAGCATCATTAAATTGCGCTTAGTGCCGCCATGTTGGCTCGTGACGTCGTTCTGCAACCGCTCCCAATCGGGGTCAGGTATCGGATCTGAAAAGCCCAAAATTCCGGGCATCTTGGCGTTTTCCTTGCCGAAAAAGTTCGTGTTCCACTCCTGCATTTTTAGATCGCCCACAGAAACGGTTGCCAGCGCCTCGACCGGCGACATGCCGACGTAAGGATTGAACGGATTAAATCGCTTGAAGTGCACAACTTCCCACGGCTCTAGCATGATCTTGTTGCCATTGCCAGGATCGTATAAATAGCCACGCAAATACAGGTTGCCATCTGGTACAGGATCAATTTTGTAAGACGGTATTGACCATATTTCACTCGGCGGAGCATTCTCGTTAGTCTTGTTTAGCCACCAATAGGCGTTACCGGTAAGCAATCGCCACAAGAACGTAGACTCAAGAAACTCGAAGCGGCTTTGCGTTGGATTGGGACGCTTGAGAAGCTGCTCAAACTCGTGATTAACGATTGACTCAGTATCCTCGCCAATGTCCCGTAGAACTTCAAACGGCGTTCCGGCAGCCTCGTTTGCGACATGACCCACTGCTATTGCCACCCATGAAAGCCGTTGGTATAACTCGGCCTGTCGTTGTGGCAACGACATGGATGGTATGTTGTGCCGCTCCTGCTCAGCCATAGAAAGAGCCCAATTCGGGTATATCGTGACGCCCTTCACCCTATTTACGGCACTGACAATATAACTATCTAGTCTGTCTCTAATGCCCATGTATTAATTCCCTCATGCAAACGCCACCAATTCACTGCCGCGTGGCATATATGTCATATCATCCTCGTATGCGTAACGCAACGCATCAATAATGTGGTTATTTCTATCTTCTGGTTTCGGCGGCGATACGGCCAGGCCATCGCGGCCCTCTTTCCACTTGTATTGCATAAACTCGTTTCTCGCATTGATACACGATATATCAATAATGACTGTCTGCTGTTGCAACCATTGCACGCCGTGCAATACACTGTCCTTTCCCTTCTTCGCGCCAAACGCGTGGACACCATGATTAACTAGCTCGGCAATGCTTTTTGGTTCTGCGCTGTCGCACACCAACCGCTCATTGCCGACTATCCTGCCAGCATCCTGAGCCAGCAAATCGTTTGTCAATCCCGTTTCGTACAGCTCGTCATAAATGTAAATTGTCTTACGCATCCGGTCGTAATGTGTCGCCACTATCGCCGCCGGGTCTGACGAAAATCCAAAATCAAGCCCGTGGCGATGGTTGGTAAATTGGTCTCTCATGTCCGACATATTGCGCACTTCCCAATTTGTAAATATAACATTGCCAAGAACGCCCCAGTTACCGAACGTGTAAACATCTCGATAATATTTGTCCGTTTCATTCAGTAAATCCTTGACATCTTCCGGCGTCAGCCAGCGGTTGTGAATGTACCAAGTTTTGAGTATTGTCAGCTCGTCACCGCTGTACTCGGTCTGGTCATCTGCCCACCCGATGGCAGTAAAATACTCCGCATATATCCAGTGGTTTTGTAGTATCGGGTTAAAGCTCAGCGTCATGCGCTTGGGTATATTCGGATCGCCGCCGCGCTGCCGCTTGAGCAAATCTTTGACGCTCTTGCGGTCGGTCTCAGTTGCCTCCTCAATCCAGATGTCCGTAATCGCGCCCTTTTCTGGCGTGATGGATTTTACCTTCTCGGTATCGTCCAGCCCGGTAAATATAACCTGATAGCCATTGGTACAGGTTATCAGACCATCGGTACGATTGACCTGAAACAACTCGGTCAAGCCCCAATCGGCGATGACCTTTCTAATCTCGTTGAAAACCGACTTGCGCACAGTTCTGCCTACCGCCCGGCAAACAAGGTAATTCCTGCCGCCTTGCAGTACATCATACACCGTCCGCTGAGCAAGGAACACGCTTTTACCGCTACCACTGCCACCATAGACTATTTGTATACGCGCATTGTTTGTAAGGTGCGGGCGGTACACATCGTTGATTACCGCCGGGTCAATCTCTATTGATATGCTAGGCATCGTCTTTCAGTGTCACATTGATAACTAGCTCGCCGCCATTCGCGCCGGTCACTTCCTGGCGCACAACATA